AGCCTCTTTGGTTGCCATTATCAGTGGATTATTTGCGATTAGGTATTACTACCGAGCAACTAAAAATTTAGATGATTAAGAACGGACTGATATTTTTATTGATATTAATGTCCGTTTTTTTGTTTTCACTTAAACAGAAAAATAAAACCATTACAACAACTACAGTTGATACAGTAACAGTCATTAAAACATTTACCAAGTTTACAAAAGGCGATAAAATACCATTTAAGATTTTAGACACTATTTATAAGCAAAATTATGATACTACCTACATTGTTAAAGATTATAACCAGGCTAAAGAGTTTACTGATTCAATCAGACAAGATAGTAACATCTTTGTCATCCGAGATACCATCAGCCAAAACAGAATCATCGGCAGGTCATTCCAAGCCAAAATCCAAGAAAAAACCATAACGATTACAAACAACATACAACCTAAACCTAAATCAGCTTTATACATAGGATTTAGAAGTGATATAAGGCAAGATATGAGCAGAGTGGAACACAACATTAGCCTATCATTTAAAACTCGGCAGAGAGGCTTATTTAGCGTCGGTTATGGAATGTCTGGATATTCAGTAGGTTATGCAATAAAGTTATAGTTATGGCAAAGGCAATGAACGTAAGTTCTTACGTGAAAAAAACAAGCAAAAGAGGCGTAGCTGCAAAAAGTAAAACGAGCAGTAATAAAACGAGCAAAAATTATAAAAAAAAATATAGAGGTCAAGGTCGATAAATAATAATATTATGGCAATCAAACAAAATTTAACAAATCCGTTACCTGTATCATTTAAAGATTTTAGCAAAAATCCTGTAGTTGGTACAATGTTTTTAGTCATCATTGGCATTAGCGTTCTATACATAGACATTAGAGGAAACTTTAATAGCCAATTAGAGGCTCAGAGTGCTAAGATTGAAAAGCTAGAAGCCAAGATGGATGCTATGGGACAGTCATTAATTAAGTGCGAGAGCGCAATGAGTGGAGCATCTGCAAAGTTAAGCACATTGGAATCACTAGGTAAAATACAGAAAATCAAATGAGATATTTAGCATTCATACTGCTTTTATCTTCATGTACAACGGCTGAAGTTGAGCAGGTAAATAAATACGATACTTTACTCTTAAAAATAGAGCAAAGTCAAAAGGTAATGGATAGCAGTATTGTTGAGGCGACAAAAAAAGAGGCTAAAATAATTAATAAAACTGTGCAAAGCATTATTCAAGACAAAAAGCAAATAGCAGAATTAGTTACTCAGGTAGCTGAAGCAAAAGCAAATCAAAAAGTTGAGATTCAAGTGCAGACTATCAGGGATACTGTTTTTGTTACAGAGAAGAAAAACTTCTGGGGCAAAAGTAAAAAGGATACATTATGACAGAGTTTTTTAAAGATGAGAACGGAAATCTAAGCATGAAGCGTTTATGCGGATTATTATGTGTAATTGCTTTATGTGTGACTATGTACCATAACTCATTCAGCGAGGAACATACTGCACCTTCAACTATACTTGTGGAATCAGTAGCTTTGTTGGCATTCGGTTGTTTAGGTTTGACATCAGCCGAGAAAATACTTAAAAAGAAATGAAACTATCTACACATTTAGATTTATCAGAGGTTATACGTAGCGATTCTGCTAAACGTAACGGCATTAGTAATATGCCAACAGGTGAACATATAGCAAACTTTATGCTATTGGCTGAAAAGATATTCGAGCCTATCAGGGAGCATTTTGGCGTTCCTATTCATATCTCATCTGGGTATAGAAGCAAAGAGTTAAACGCTAAGATTGGCGGAAGTGCAACCAGTCAGCATTGTAAAGGTCAGGCGGTTGATATTGACATGGATAACAGTACAAATGGAGTTACTAATGCTGATGTGTTTAATTATATAAAAGATAATCTTCCATTTGATCAGTTAATTTGGGAGTTTGGCAATGAGGATAATTGTGACTGGGTCCATGTTTCTTATGTGCCGAATGGAAGAAAACAAATCTTAAAAGCATTTAAAATGAACGGAGCAACCAAGTATTTTCCTTATGCGTAAGCATGAGATAATCAGGGAGTATTTAAAACGATTCCCTGACCATGCTGATTTGACAATGGCTAAAAAGATATATGCTGATCATCCTTTAGTTTGGAAGGGTATTGAGACAGTTAGAAGTTCAATCAGGGCAATAAAAGGCAAAAAACCTGCAAGTATTTGGCATGGAGAGTATAATGATAAATCCTTATATGTCGAAAAAACCTTTAACTACAATCCTTATAAACTCCCAGATTCAGAAGAAAAGATAAGAGAACCTTATGTTTTACCTGTAGCTGATAATAACATTCTATTAATCTCTGATTTACACATTCCTTACCATAACATTCAGGCGATTACTTTAGCTTTAGATTATGGCAAAGAGAATAAAGTAAATACTGTAATTATCAATGGCGATTTGATGGATTTTTACGCCGTATCGAGATTTGAAAAGGATCCGAGCAAAAGGTCTATTAAATTTGAGTTTGATTCCACAAAGGCATTTTTAGTCATTCTAAGAGAGGCGTTTCCAAATGCTCAGATATATTGGTTAAAAGGGAATCATGATGTTAGATACGAGCATTGGCTAATGGCTAAAGCGCCAGAGGTATTTGATGATCCATATTATCAGTTAGAAGAGAGGCTAAAGCTAAATGAGCAAAGAATCCATCTGATAGGTGATAAAACTTTAGTAAAGGCAGGTAAGTTGCATATTCATCATGGTCATTTATTCTTTCGTGGATTTATGGCTCCGGTAAACTCGGCTAGAGGCTTATACTTAAAAACTAAACAATCTACAATCTGCGGTCATGTGCATAAAATCGCAGAGCATACTGAAACTAACCTAGAGGCTGAGGTAACAACAACATGGACAACTGGTTGCCTTTGTGAGTTATCGCCAGACTATGCTCCATTTGCAAATAACTACTCTCATGGCTTTGCGCATATTAAAGTCAATCAGGATCGGGATTATTCAGTTAAAAATTATCGTATTTATAAGGGCAAGATATTATAAAAATAATTATATATTTGCACTATGTATAGAAAACAACTAGAAAATCTAAAGATAAACGAGGTTATGAACGTATTTGCTAACGTGCAGGTATGGCGTAACAATGCAAGTAAATTGCATAAAGAGAGCGGAAAAGTATTCCATATTAAGAATTTAAAGGATCATACAATGATTATCAGACTATTTTGACATTGTCATAGAATTGTCATTAAAAATATATTTTTTAATAAGTATAGTTATTTAAATAACTTTTTATATATTTGAATCAGCAATTCAATAAAGGGTTGCACAAAACTTGCAAATCATGACAAACTTAAAAGCACAACAATTTATCCAGGATGAATTTAAAAGAAGAACAGATTTAATCAATGACGAAAATTTTAGAATTAAATGTATTGAAGTTGCAAAGCAAATGGGAATTACTGCAAAAGAATGGAATGAAAGCAAAGGCGTAATAATTCTTCATTTAGCTAATGAGGTATGTGGATTAGAAAATAAATTAAATAGATAACCATTCCTGTTCCTGCAAGTCAGGAATCTGTCGCCTCGCTTGATCAGTCAAGCGGGGATTTGGCAGTACCGGGATGTTCCGGATTAAAACTTGCATTATGGAAATTATCATCTTTTTTATTATTATGTCGGCAATACTGATAGCAGTAGCCGGATTGTGTGACTATTTAACTAAGAAAACAAATGGATAACATGATTAACTCAGCACCTATGGGGCATAACCTAGTAGTGCATTATGATCGTAATGAGATCAATTACCCTGCAATGCAGACTTGCAGTTCATGCGATGGATGGGGCAAAATATTCTACTCTAATTGTTGCGGTGAGAGAATAGTAAACAACAAATGTACAGATTGTGGCGATTCATCCTTTGAGATGTATGAGCAATGTGAAGAATGTAACGGAGATGGGGAGGTAGAAATATGAACTTACTAGAGAGATTAAGTCCAAAGCATTTAGAGGTGCTAAAGACTGATGAGGAAAGATTCCCAAACACAATGAAAATGTTAATGAAAGAATTGGCAAATAATAACCATTGGATTGATTTAACCTATCAAAGCATACATACATTATATTTACATTTAGAATTACAAGACTATTCACCAACTTCGGTTGAAAAAATATTTGATTATGAAAAGCATTTGTAGAACTGTTTACCCTGATGGTAGGGTATATGAGTATGAAAATGGCGCAATCATTAAAATAAATTCAGCGCCTAATACCAAAGAATTTAATAAATGGATTAACTTTATTCATAAAAAGAAATGAAAGCAATACTTCAACTATTCCTAGATTTCGGAAATGACTGTGATTTAGATGTAAACAACCATTTACTATTCTATGATGCAGATGATAATATCATTCATATTGAGCATTCAGGAGAGTTGATGATTGAGGATTATTTTGATGGAACTATTCAAGGCACTAAGGATAACGTTCAGGTGCTAGATGGCAGAGAGACAGTTGCTATTTTATTTGATGGAGATTATTCACTGGCTTTAGAAACAATTATAGAAAATGGATAAGAAGAAGGATGATCTGGTCATATTCACAATGTTGTTATGGTCTGCCGTTTTATTAATTATTGCATTTATTTTGATTTAAGATATTATTTTTATAACTTTAAACAATGTCCACATTTATTAACCAAAAAAACATAGCGTATAGCCTGATGGGAGTGGACACCTTGACGGCATACGCTTTTTTCATTATGGAAAAATCAGAAACAATTACAAGCCTAGCTAAAGCCTTAATAGACTTTCAGGGCAGAGTCCAAAAGATTTCAAAGGATGCTAAAAATCCATTCTTTAAATCAAATTACGCATCGTTATCTAACATTCAGGATGCAATCAGCAAACCATTAGCCGAGTCTGGTCTGGCTTACTCCCAGATGCCTAGCGGAGTGAATGGGTTATGTACTATTTTAATTCATGCCGAATCAGGCGAGTATTTAATGGAATCATTTATTATGCCAGTCAGTAAGCAGAATGATCCTCAAGCAGTAGGCTCTGCCATTACCTATGCAAAGAGATACGCATTAGCAGGAGTATTAGGTCTGAATATAGATGATGATGATGATGGGAACAAAGCAGCTGAGGATTCAAGAGCATGGCTAAATCCTAAAACCGATAAATGGACATCTGTTGTTCAAGCCTTAAAGGATGGTTATACAATGGATGTAATACTAAAGAAATACAAGATCAGCACAGATAACCAGGCGTTATTAGAAAAGGAGGCTGCAAATGTCTAACGAGTTAGTAGAGTTATCAGGCGTAATGTATGCGCCTGATTTCACAAAGAAACAAGCCGAGCAGACAGGAATAGATCTAATAGATAAAATGTTTACAGATGGCAATCAAACACCTACTCAATTCTATTCTAACATAGCTCGGTTAAAGGCAGTAATTGATTCAGCAGATAGGACATTTAGAGATCGTTTAAACCTTACTGAGCCAGATAGTTATAATGGAGTTTTATTCACGCCAAAGAATGGCGCTGAGAGCCTTAATTATGATGAGGATGATATTTATGTATTGCTTGAAAATAAGCTAAAGCAAAGGCAGGAGTTATTAAAGACGGCTAGTAAATCAGATGAGATTATATTTGACTCAGATGGTTGCGAAGTGCCAAAGGTTAGCAAGAAATTTAATAAGCCTTCAATAGTAATTACCTTCTAATGTATAAGCCTAAAAAGTACCTAAAGATTCCAGATAAGAAGCGTATTGCTTTGACTTTGGAAATGATTGTTGGCAGGGGTGTAACTCCTGCTGATGCAAGTAAATATCTAAACCTATCTATGCCTAGCGTATGTGGATGGATGACAAAATACTGGTTTTATCAAAAGCCAAATAATCCAATTGTATTAATCTTAAAATCAAACGTATGAACATCAAAATTAAACAGGTTGAGGAGTTTTTAATAACAGGACAACCGCTGACAGTATTAGATTGTTTTAACTTATTTAAGACTTTTGAATTGCGCAAGATAGTTTGCGTTTTGAAAACTAGAGGCTTAAACATCAAAGGTGAATGGCAGACTAATTATCAAACAGGATCCAGGTATAAAAAGTATTATTTAATTAATTAATTTTTATATCTTTGAAATGGTAGCTGACATCGACATTAAGCTATTAGAAAACATTTATACCCATAGGGTGGATTGGAGTCGATGCCATGATACCCTATGGGTATTTTAATTTAATTGATATGGGAAAACAAACATTTTATTTTAGCCATGATTATAATGCCAGAAATGATGAAAAAATCAAGGAATTAATTTTTGAACATGGGATGGAAGGATATGGTATTTATTGGTCAATCATTGAAGAACTTTACCTAAATGCGAACGTATTACACTTGAAATACGAACGTATTGCGTTTGAATTACGATCTGACTTAAATCGTATAAAATCTATTATAAATGATTATGATTTATTTGTTTTTTCAGGCGAAAACTTTGGCAGTTTATCAGTACAAAAAAGATTAGAAGAACGTGCAGAAAAGTCTAAAAAAGCAACTGAAAGCGTAAATAAACGATGGTCAAATACGAACGTATTACGAGACGAATACGAAAGTAATACTATAAAGGAAAGTAAAATAAAAGAAAAGAAGGTAATTAATACACCACTCATTGATGAGGTAATTCTTTATTTTAATGAAAATGGTTATACAAAAGAATCAGCTATAAAGGCTTTTCATTATTACGAGGAAAATGATTGGAAGGATTCAAGAAACAATCAGGTTAAGAATTGGAAACAGAAGATGCAAGGCGTTTGGTTTAAGGATGAGAATAAAGCTGCCACTTTGCAGTACATAGATTTTAGACCGGGCAACTGATGATTAGGAAATTCAAAGATATTCAGGACTCTCTAATTGAGATGCGTGAAAAAGGAAATCCTAGAGGCGAGAATACAGGCTTTGCTTGTTTAGATGAATTTTATTCCATAAAGGAAGGTTCTTATACGTTTATTCTTGCGCCTCCACATCAGGGTAAATCTGAGTTTGCTTTTGAGTTAGCATTTACTCAGGCTGAGAAATACGGCAAGAAAACATTAATCTACTCGCCAGAGACAGGAAGCACAGAGGACATCTATGCTGAGTTTATTCACAAGTATACAGGTAAACCATTTTACAAATCTATTCCCGGAGCCGTAGAGGATAAACAGTTTTATAATGCCGTAAATTACATAGATGAGATGTTTTCAATAGTAGATAGCGATGAGAGAGCCTATGGCTTTAATGATTTAATAAAATTAGTAAAGGATGAGAAAATAATACTGACTGATCCTTACAATGAATTGAAGCATGACATGAGCGAATATGGCAATAGGCAAGATTTATACATAGAGGATTTATGTGGAGACATTCGTAGATATTGCAAGAAAAATAAAAAGCACTGGCTCTTAACTTTGCATCCTGCCAACCAACAAGCATTACTTGACAGATCAGGTTTAAGATATTATCCGATGCCTATGGCTAGAGAGGCGGCAGGAGGTCAAGCCTTATTCAGAAAAGCAATGACATGGATTAATTTGTGGAGACCGCCAATTGGTATGCTAGATGAGAACGGAATGCCATTTGAGGATAACATAACCTTAGTACACATTGAAAAGGCTAAACCTAAAGGCGTAGCTAAAAAAGGTCAAACTAAGCTATTCTTTGATTGGAAGAAAAACAGATATTATGAATTTCCTAAACTTTACGCATTTGAACATGAAAAGTAATTTACAACTAGAGTTAGAGATTGAAGCATTTGCTTTATACTACCAAGACAAAATAAAGAGTTCTGAGGCATTATTATCTTTTGCAGGTATAATCTGCCACCTTGATGGAGATGTACTCTTATATCGCATTAAAAACGGCTTAAACGAGAAGATTCAGGATGTTATAGATAGGAATGAAAAATTAAAGGACATTTATGACCATTTTTTTATTTTATCAGAGCAGATTGAACAAATGAAAAACATCGTAAAAAAGAATAACGCTAGAATGCTAGAGATGGAATCAGAGAATGAAAAATTAACGAAATTATTAAGCAATTATCAGGAATGGCAATGAAAGATAAATATTCTGTAAAATCAATAGACAATTATATAACTCATGATTGGCTTTTAAATAAACATTATGCTAAAAGACTTTGCAGTATATCTTATTGCTTTGGATTGTTTGATGAAAGTAACTTTTTGATAGGAGTTTGCACATTTGGATTTCCACCAAACTATAATTATAATAATGGTAAATGTGTATTTAATGATTATGAATGTTTGACATTAGAACTGAATAGACTTGTGGTAAATGATGGGTTAGAAAAAAACGCATTATCTTTTTTTGTTGCAGAATGTTTAAATAGACTTCCTAAACCAAGTTGTATAGTATCTTATGCAGATGCAAATCAAGGGCATAATGGATATATTTATCAAGCTACTAATTGGATTTATACAGGAGTTAGTACTCCTAAACATAAATATATTTTTGAAGATGGTAGTGAGTTTGATATTAGACGTGGGATAGATAATAAAGGCAAAGTAGTGGATAAAATACTGATGTTACCAACACATAGATATTTATATTTTAATGGTAATAAAAATGAAAGGCGTAAAATGATTAAAGATTTAAAAATGAAAGTTGAAAAATACCCAAAAGGTAAAAATGAAAGATACGATGCCAGTTATAAGCCAAATGTCCAAATAGAATTATTTTAAAATGACAGTTGCAGAGAAAAGTATGGCAATGAGTTACATACTCAGCCAACTATTAATAGAGAATTTAGAGATTGTATGCCTAGAGGTAAAAAATAAGCCAGAGTTTGGAAAACTAAACGATAAGCTAATGAAGTTAAAAGGAGCGTCACGTAATGCATTCAGGATATTAGAAAAGAATACAGAGCAGTTAGAAGAGTTAAAAAGTGAAATAGATGAATTATTAGGGACATTATGGGATTAAAATACAACAACATAAAAACAGTAATTAACGGAATAACCTTTGATTCTAAAAAGGAAGCAGGATATTATGGCATTCTGAGGCTTAAAGAAAAGGCAAGGTTAATAGAACGATTTGAGATGCAAGTCAAGTATGATCTGGTAGTTAATGGAGTTAAAATAGGATTTTATAAGGCTGATTTTGTCACTTATAAACATGGCAAGGTTTTAGAGGTTATAGATGTAAAATCGGAAATGACTAAGAAATTACCAGTCTATAGATTGAAGAAGAAACTGCTAAAAGCGATTTACGGAATTGATATAGTGGAAATTTAATACCTTTGATTAAATTACAGGCAAGGAGCAGGCAACAAAAATCAATTATCAGGCATAAAAATATGAAAGTGAAAATCTCAGCCATTAAGGCAAACAGTAAAAATCCTAGAATAATTAAGGATGATAAGTTTAAAAAGTTAGTTAAGTCTATTCAGGAATTTCCTGAGATGCTTGAAAAGAGGCCGCTGGTATGTTATACCGATGTAGATGGCAAGTATGTTGTGCTAGGTGGTAATATGAGATTAAAAGCAGCTCAAGAAGTTGGATTAAAAGAAATGCCGATAATATTAGCCGATGACTGGACTCAAGAGCAAAAAGATGAATTTTTGATTAAAGATAATGTAGGCTTTGGTGAATGGAATTGGGATGAGTTAGCTAATGAATGGGATGTTGAAGAGTTGGAAGCGTGGGGATTAGATATACCACAGTTTACAGACTATTCAGATAAAAATCAAGAAATTGATGTTGATGATTATACTGATAAAATGATTATTAAATTAGAATATACTGAAAATGATTATTTGCAAGTAAGGGATCAGCTTAGTAAAATTGCAGATACTCCAGAACAGGCGGTTTGGAAATTATTAGGAAATGAATAAACATTTATTCCCATACAAATGGTATTTAGCAGATGGATACCCGCCTAGCAATCAATTAAATGTATTCGGCACTTTTATTTGTGGCGGAGGTTCAACAATGGGTTATAAGTTAGCAGGCTTTAATCATTTAGGGGGGGTTGAAATAGATCCCCCTATTGCTGATGTTTACAAAACAAATCATAATCCAAAGTTTTTATTTAATCAGGATATCAGAGAATTTAACAATCGTACTGATTTACCAAAAGAATTATATCAACTTGACATATTAGATGGATCACCTCCATGTTCAACTTTTTCAATGGCTGGATCAAGAGAAAAAGCTTGGGGAAAAGAAAAGGTATTTAGAGAAGGTCAAGCAAAGCAAAGTCTGGATGATTTAGTTTTTGTTTATTGCAATACAATAATAAAGCTTCAGCCAAAAGTATTTTTGCTTGAGAATGTTAAAGGCATAATTCAAGGGAATGCAAAAGTGTATTCAAAAAACATAGTAAAAAAAATGAATGATGCTGGATATACTGTTCAAGTGTTTTGCTTGAATGCTGCATCTATGGGAGTACCTCAGAAAAGAGAACGTGTATTTTTCATTGGACATAAAAAAGAGTTTGCTTTCCCAAAATTAAAATTAGAGTTTAATGAAACTGCAATACCTTTTGGAATTGTTAGAAGTGAGAAAGGAAGTGATAAAATAAGTGATGAAAGAAAAATGCTTTTGTCAAAAGCCATAAAAACTGACACAAATATTTCTCATATTAATGAAAGGATTTATAATAAAGTAAGTGGATTCAATGCAGGCATAATTCATGATGAACAAGTCAAAGGAACTATAACAAGCACAGAAATAGATTATAGGTTTTATGATCGAATGCAATTATCAAAGGAAGATTATATTTTATGCGGGACTTATCCGCTTGATTACAACTTCAAAAATATAAATCCAAAATATTTAATAGGAATGAGTGTACCTCCTGTAATGACCGCCCAAATAGCAAATCAGATTAAAATACAATGGTTAGATAAAATTAAGTTAGTTATATTTTGAAAAATCATACTAAATTATATTTAGCTTACTTTGGCTTTGATCAATCTGATTTTATCCCTTGTGAAATTTGCGGATGCAAGGCGGTTGATATACATCACATAGAATGCAGAGGAATGGGAGGCACTAAAGAGACTGAAAATATAGATAACCTACAAGCGTTATGCAGATCGTGCCATGTTAAGTATGGCGATAAAAAAGAATACAAAGAGTTTTTAAAGGAGGTACATAATGATTACAAGCAGAGAAGAGTCACTAAAGAGGGGATTAAATACTCAATTTAAAAAAGGAGTTTCTGGTAATATAAAAGGCGCACCTAAGAAAATACCGCAGTTAGATGTTTTACTAGCTGATGTATTAGGTGAGGAGAAGGATGGAATAGAAGCAGCAAAGGCAATCCTGATGGCATTACGTTCAAAGGCAGTAAAAGGAGATGTTAGAGCAGCTGAGGTTTTATTAGATCGTGCCTATGGCAAAGCATCCCAAAGCCTGACATTAGATGGAGATATTAATTTTAGAGTACCTGCTCCAAATGTTTACAATACTGCGCCTCCTTTGTCACATAGTGAAAATGAAATAGATGTTTGATTGCAGTCCAGTATTCTATGAAGCATACAACACTAAAGAAAAGGTTTGTATTTTACAGGGAGGTACGGCATCATCTAAAACTTACTCTGTCATGCAACTGCTTTTCTATAAAGCAGTAAATGAGCAAAGGTCAGTTATAACTGTTGCAGGAGAATCATTACCTAACTTGCGTAAAGGTGCTTACAGAGATGCTGAAAATATCTTTGCAGATAACAAATACTTACAATCTCAACTAAAATTTTGGAATAAGACTGAACGGATAATCTATTTTAAGAACGGCTCACTTATTGAGTTTGTTTCCTTTGAGAATGAGCAGTCAGCAAAGAATGGTAAGCGTGACTACCTTTTTGTCAATGAGGCTAATGGTATAAGTTACCAGATATACTGGCAGTTAGCAATCAGGACAAAGAATAAAATATACATAGATTATAATCCCACAAATGAGTTTTGGGCGCATACTAAGCTAATTGGTCAGCCAGATACAAAACTAATAATCTCAGACCATCGGCATAATCCATTCCTATCAGAAGAAGATCATCAAAGAATAGAGGCTATAAAGGAATTAGATCAGGAGTTATGGAATGTATATGCTAGAGGTTTAACAGGCAAGATTGAGGGCGTTATATTTAGGAACTGGGCAATATGTGAGGCAATACCAGAGAATGCTGAATTGATTGCATTTGCAATTGACTTTGGATTTACCAATGATCCTACAGGGATTATAGAAGTTTATAAGTCTGAAGGCGAGTTGTGGGTAAATGAGATGTGCTATGAAACTAGGCTAACCAATATGGATATCTGTCAAAAGCTAAGAGATTTTAAGGTAAGCCCAGAGCAGGAGATAATAGCTGATAGTGCAGAGCCAAAGTCTATACAAGAGATTTATGCTGAAGGTTTTAACATTCATGGAGCAATCAAAGGACCAGACT